TGTGCTGGTCCTCGTACATTTCATAACTGTCTATGAAATATCCCTTCCCTAATTCGGATACTTTTTCCTCGATGTTATTGATTTGTTCTTTTTTGATCTCTTCGATTTTTCGCATGTAAGGTAACATGTTACGATACTCTGCGTTTATTTTTTGAAATAGATCAGCATCGGCTAGTCTTTCTACAGGCATTGCCATCTGATTAATCACAGCGATTTGATCGTTAATTTCAGATTCGACTTTAGAACTATTGTGTCCTTGTAGTTCCTGCTTGAGTTTTAATAATTGACTGAGGCGCATATAAACATATTTATCTGCGCTCCTTATTCAAAGTCAAATAGACTATCAAATGTAGTTGTTATGCCAGTGTGTTCGCTGATTTCCCACCCTAACACACCTAATAGGTTTTCTACTTTTTGGTCAACAATAGTAGACTCCATTAAGTCATCGTCGAAGGGTAAGTCCTTAAACCACTTTGGGATATGTAACTCGTCTGTAGGATATGCTACACTTGTATAATTGAGAGGATTTGCTTTTAGTTTACAAACGATAACCTTCATACCATCAACAATTTGTTGGCTGTAGTTGTCGCCCATCATCTTACGTAAGTTGTTCCAGTTCATAGCCGCTCTAACGTGTCCTGGCATGTTTGCTTTGCCTAATCGTTTTTCGTCGTTGGTGTACTTGGTCAAGTTGTTAACACGTTTAGGTGTTCCCTTCTCCCAAGCAGGACGCTCTCTAAACTGTATCTTAAACTCACGAACACGTTCGTATATTTCTTCTTTTTCAGCACCTGTTAGTGTTGCTAGTAAGATTTCACTGAGAAAGTTTTGTACAACAGGCGGAGTATCTGATCGTTTTAAGTCTAAGCCCATAGCTTTTACTTTGCCCGGCTTGCCATCTGTGTCTAGCCTAAAGCCTTCCATGTCATAAATGAGAGCCGCATAACGTTTTTTCTTGATGTACAAGCCTTTAGTAGCAGTAATCTCTCTACCACCTTTGATAAGTTCTCCCATGTGCTTAGGACAGTGAAATGCCTTTGCCATAAACTTAGGAAAACTTTCATTAAGTTGCTCTGCTATTTGATCATAGAGTTGTACTACAATGTCTTTGTTCCATTCTAGTTTGCCTGCTTCTACATCATCTTTGACTGCGGGCCACATACTAAAGTAAGCAGAGTCTGTATCGCCATATATAATTGCTTCGCCTACGTGGTCATACTCTCCCATGATACATTCATTTGTGTATGCATCCATGTGTTTGGCAATACTACGTCCAGTTAGTGTTGTTGACTGTCCAATACGCTTATCAAAGAATCTACAACCTGGATTTAAAATAGCACCATACAAACTGTTCAAGTTAATCTTCTTGACCAACTGTCGTTTGTCCCAGAATGCAATGTCCTCTTTCTCAGTTGCTTCCTTCTTTTTAGCCTGTAGCTCTTTACGTTCTGCATACCAACGTTCTAATAAACCAGGGATAATACCTTTTTTCTCGTAAGTAAAGATAGTGCCATTTGCACTTAAGATCCAACTTGTATTGCTGTCGAATATCATCTTCCATAACTCAGCACCTGTGTGTACTGTGCTTTCGCCATTTTCCCAGTCCACAGTTATCTCTGTGCCTGCTTGCATTTCCATGACAGCAGTATACTCTAGTGTTGCAAACAAACCCTCCCAAGCGTCTGCAAATGATCGACCCGAATCTCTGCGCTCTTTGATAAGCCCGTCAGTCATAATAGGACGTAATTGTCCTATAATAGTTTCTGGTCCCATGTTTAACGCACGAATAGCACTAGGATACAGTGAGTTAATATCAATAGCACCTACCCAGTCATGCATACCCTTTTTAGGATGTGCAACGTAAGCACCTGCCGCTTGTGTTTCACCTTGTTCGTCTCTGTTCCTATTAGGCACAACCATATCAAGTTGATGTGCTTCGTTAATAATTGCTTGTTCCGTTACGGCCACAGCACCCATTGTTGTTGGCAACAATACTGTGTTGTCGTGTGCGAGTTCATTTGCTAGATCTAGGAACCTTAGTTTTTGATCCATTTTAAACAGTAGTGCAACGTCTTGTCTGTTATATTCAATAAACGTTTCAAAGTCTTGATTGTATAACTGATCCAGTGTGCCTTCGTATGCTGTTTTACGTTCGCCCAATTCATATTCGCCGATAGCATCTAGCGAATAACTATGACGTTCCTCGTATGTATATTTGCGATAGAGTTGCATATAGTCCATGTGTACTCTACCAATCAAATCAAATGTTACGTTCTCTGCACCAAAACGTTCAAATGTTCTTTTCTTAGGATACTGTCCCCACAAACAAAAACGTCTTGTATCATCTTTGCTTAGTACTCTGTTAGTACGTAAGACTGTGTAAGGAATATCATAACCTTCACTGTTCCATCCACTTAAGATGTCTGCATCATCGATTAAGTTTAAGAACTGATCCAACATGTCTGCTTCTTTTTCAAACATGAATGTGTTTTCAAACTTATTACCGATAGCAACTGCATCTTCCCAACTCATTCCTTTGGGTGGCACTGCTAGTGTAATAAGTTGACCTAGCCAATCTAAGTATAGTGTAATACTTGTTATTGGATTGAATGGATCGCTTGGTGGACTAAATCCTTTTTGTGGGTCGAAGTCGACCTCGATATCGAAAAAGCAAGTTTGCAGTTTAGGAGCATCTGCACCTAAGTAGTGTTCACTTAAACTTCTATATACTACGTTTACATCTGATTCCCATAAACGTTTACCACTGCCTTGTATCTTTTGTTCTTTGTGGAACTCTTTGCCGTTGCGTGTAGCGAACCTACTTACAGGTGTACCGTAGATAGTTCTGTGTTTACCTTTGGGATCGTCGTAATAGAATACGTAGTTGGCAGGAAACTCGTTATAGATTCTCTCACCATTAACACGTTCTACAACGTGAATTCTATCTGTGTCTCTGTCATGTAATGCGTCTACGTAACTCATTTTACCACCATCCTGATGCTACTCCATATCCAAATATGTTAACAAATCCAAAGTAAGTTGTCAACATTAATGGAAATAGGATTCTTCGTCTGTAATATCCTAATGCACCTGTAACACTACCTATGAAAAATCCAGGATATATGATACGCATATCTGGTTGATCAGCAGTAAACGCTAACATAAAACTAGCAGTTACTGTAGATACAAATGCTACAAGTTCTAGGTAGAATGCTATTGGGTCGGACTTATAACTGTCGATAGCAAACTGTCGAACAGACTTCAAAGTGTCTTACCAACAGTCTCTAAGATATGTACAGTTTCTTCGTGGTCTTGATTGACTTCACCAAGTTTAGATTTGTGAGCGATTCTAATTGCCTTTTTAAGTACACTAGGTTTGATATCCATAGACTCTGCAACTGCTTTAACAGTATCGCTTAGTCCTGCGTTAAGGTCTTCTACTTCACGCATAACCTGTATGCCTTCGTTGATGACTTGATTCAGTTTGGCTTTTTGCTCGCTGTTATATGTTTTCATGACTATCCTCTCTTGAAAAAACTATTATAATAGAATTAAAACTAAAATGCAAGTATTATTGCGGTGCGATTGTGCCAGTTGGCTTTGTTGTGGATGAACTGCTACCAGGACGTTGCTGTTGTGCGGCTTGCTGGGCGGCTTGTTGTTGCTGTTGTTTACGCATGGCCATATCACCAATACGTCTGTATTCATCTGCAAACTCTGGATGCTGTCCCATACTTGTTACTAACTGTAAGTAAGGTGCATCTCTGTATGTTTTGGAGTCCGAGTACTGTTCTTTTCTAGAGATTTTTGAAGCAAGAGCTTTAATCATTGCTCTTGTGCCAGGATCTTGTGTAATAGCCATGATCATTTCTGCATCTGGACCTAGTTGACCTAGGTCTGCGTCAGTAGGTTTGTCTGGTAGCGGCCTATTTAATGGTGCTACCGGTGACTGATCTTCAAAAATCTCTCTTATAAGCATAGTATTATTTACCTTGTCCACGGTACGCTTTGTATCCTCTACGCTTGTGCTTGTTCATCATTTGCTTCGATACTTTACGTCCACGACCTTGTCCAGACTTTTTAAATTTGGCTCTGGTTTCCCATTTGCCTCTATCACCATAGCTCATTTTTGCCATTTGTTACTCTCCTTGATTAATAAAAATATTTGATATCTGACCACCAATGCTTGCCTTTACTTATAGCTCGCATCCAACGGTCATAGTCTGCTTGGCTAACACCATCTATATAGTACTCGCCACCGCCTTTAGTTTTCATTCTAACAGCAGTTGTTCCATTGTCGAAAACGAAATAGTCCAAGTCAGTAATCCAACTGCTTGCTACTGGCTCTTCACGTATTATCTCGCTCGCTCTCATATTTTTCTCTGCACTTTTCGCACCAACATTCTGAACAATAGTCGCAATCTTCGTCCACACAACTATGACCACAATGTGCTGGATGATAACATCCTTTACATAATGTTATATGTTCTATCTCTACTTTCATTTGGTTTTAACGTTCTTTGCTGGACCACGTCTGTTCTTATTTGGGTCCTCTCTACGTTTACGACTAGCGGCTTTTGCTCTACCTTTCTTACCTAGAGCATGTGCTTTTGCTTGTGGCAGGCATTTAGGTTTGCCTTCTTTAGAACTTCCTCTTGCACAATCGCCACGTATCTTACCGTCTGGTCCAAAGCGTACCCACTTTTCTTTGAACCATTTGCGTAAATCCTCGTTGACGATTTCTGCAACTTTCATTACTTCTTGCTCTTGTTACCCCAGTTTTTAGCACCAACTTTACGGCACTTACTTAATGCACCACTTGCGTATGCACTGGGCCATACTTTATAACGACTCTTAACTTTGTGATAGCAAGCATCTTTCTCACCAGCCTCTTCATCAAATTGTTCTTCAGTCATCATTTTTGAGTTATCGAACTTCTCAAACTCTTCCAGCATGACATCTTCTTTAACTGGCTTAGACTTTCTCTTTGCTTTCTTTTCGTCACTGCTGGGACCAAAAGTTCTATGTACAAGATCATCTAATTCTGTGTGGAATAAATCTTCTTCTTCCTCTGTAGCATCTTCACCTACAAGTTTACCCTGAAAAGGATGC